ACTTATTTTTCTTTTAGTTTCTTCACTCATTTCATAATGACCATTATATTTTCTGTTGACATTATATCCATATGGTTGAAATGTACTATATTTTTTGATATATTTTTTTTCTTCTGTTGACAATTCCGTTTTATCATAACATATTTTAAGAATTTCCCACCTAAAATTGTCAAAACCATAATATCTAATAGCATCATGGAATGGTGTATTGTCCTTTGAGTTTTTATGACCATGTTTTCTTTTTATTAGCCGGTTTTTTGTTTGACCAATATTTGACATACCATTCAAAATATTTGTTGCGATGTAAACTATACCATAAATATCCATAATTATAATTCCTATATGGTGTATATAGGTATTATTACATCATTTGTCAACATTATTTATCATTTACTCTTTACCATTTATACAAAAATGGAAACAGTCCAAAAGTTCTTGATATGTTGGTTTTCTTTTCCACGCCTTTATATATTCTGATTCTATATCATCTAATGCGGCAGACATTATATCAGCAGGACCATCACCATTATACATCATCTTTGGATTATCTCTACCAGGAATAGCATTAATAAGATTACTGCCGTCCCTTTTTACATCCCAGTCTATTTGACCTGAACCATCATTTATAGTTTGCCACCAACCCATTTTACTCCTCCTATAATTTTTTAATTACATCTTTATATCTTGAAAACTCCATTTTGGAAATTCCCATTTCTTTATGAATATTCTCAAATTTATCATCTTTTTTATCCTTCTTTATCCATTTTATATACCTTTTTCCTTTTGGTATGCTATCATAATAATACTGATAAATGATTTTATCATCCAACAGAAAGTGATATGGATTTATCTTATTCACCATTGGAAGTAAAGATTTGTCGTGAGACAGCCATAAGGATATAAGATATGCTGGTGCTAGTTTTGGATTATATTCCAGACCTGATTTATAATACAGATTGTTTAGATAATCAAAAATTGTATATGTTTTACTCATTTTTTTTTTGCTACCCCTTATAAAAATTAATTAGCTACAATTTTATCCCTCATCATTTTTACCACCATTGTTACAAAATTAATTTCTTTTATAGCACAAATCGCATCCCGATATAGATGTTCACCAATAAGAATGATAGCGTTACCTGGATCATTGAAGTCTCCAACACTCTCAAACAGATATTGATACAATTCTGTATAGATTATTGAGTTTGACCTCAATATTTTTCGGATTTCATTTATATCACCATTTTTCATTGCTTTGAGAATTTCATCGTGAATGGAATTTATATTGTCCATTTTGATGTGGTTGATTGCACCATTGACGATGTTGTATTGGAGTGTGTTTACTATTCTCCTTATATCAGGATAATATGTTTTGATCAAGCTGATAATTTCATCATTATTGGCAACTTTGATTTTTTCCTTTTTGATTATATTGAGAATAAACTTACCAATTTCCTTTAGTGGTGGATTGTTCAATTCGACAACCTGACACCTCGACAACAGTTCAGGTATCATTTTATGACCATAATTACAACAAAATATGAATCTTGTTATATCCTGAACCTGTTCCATCAAATCCCTTAACATTGCCTGTGCATTTAGGGAGAGGTAATCTGAATTATGTGTTGGAATTCCATTTTTAGTTATAAAATTGTGGTTTTTCTTTACATTTAAATTTATAACCCTTGATTTTCCAATATATTTTATTGAACTAATCCTTTTTTCTTCAAGAAACATTTTAATCTCCTTATCATTAATTCAGGCAATTCATTTAAGTTTAATTTGTCTATATTATCAAGTATATAAATTTCATCAATAATTTTATATGTAAAATTATTTTTTTCTGAATATTTTTTTAGAGCTTCAAATTTAATAATATTTTTTTTATCATTATGTCTTATTTTTGGTTTTATTTCATATAATATTTTATTTTTATTGTCAACAAAATCTACAAAGTAATTTCTTATTTTATTGTCTATTTTATAGGGTATCACAATACCCTCATATTGTAAATCTGGATTTAATATATGAAACATAGCGTCCCATGAACTTCTATATTTTTGTCCATTTATTTCAATAATTTTTCCATTATATACATTGTTTGTTTTTGGTTTAAATTTACCTTCTGATATTAATTTTATCATTGTGTTTGATTGCTTTTTTAATCTGATATTTTTATGAGTGTCAGTTTCATTATCAAAATAAAGTTTTAATGATTTACTTATATTTTTACCAGCCTTTTTATTTCTATTTTCCCATCTTTCTTTATCATTATACATTTCTCTCCATGCACTATCTCTTTTATTTTTTATTTCAATTAATCGTTTTCTTTTGTCATTCCATGTGCATGGTTCCGAACAATATTTTGAATAACCTTTGGATAAGCCCATAAAACGTGTTTCATTACCACATTCACATATGTTTGGTTTAGAAATATAAGTATCGTATATTTTTTTTAAGTATTTTTTGCTTGGTATGTGGTAACATATGGATTTTAAATTATTTGTTTTGTAATTACACACAGGACAATGATAATAGTTATCTCTATAAAAATAGTCTTTCCATTCATTTTCACATAACATTTTTTCCTTATCTGATATATATTTTTTATAAATTTCTGTTTTTGTCATATTTAAATCTCCTTATATATATTTATAAGGAATGATTGATAAGTAAACACATTCAGGACATTATATTTTACATGTAACTATTACATCATTTTCTTTTAAAGCTGATAGAGGTTTTTCTATTAATTTACCATTATCAGATTTGATTATAAATGGATGATTTAAGGTTGTTTTTATTGTTCTACCATCTTCAAGGGTTACTTCATACAAATCATCAATTTTATCAGAAATAATATTTGCTGTGTCATTTTCTATTTTACCTGTTTCTAAATTTAATGAAATAATATCAAATATTTTGTTTTTTGGTAAATCTTTTAGTTTTTTTGTTTCTATATTTCCATTTTTATATTTTATAATAACTTCTTCGTTTTCTTCCAAACATTCATTCAACACCACGATCTTTTTTTGAGTAATACCTAATGACATGGCAAATGATTTTACTTTTGTCCTAATGTTGTCAATACTAGTCTCATCAGAACAATTGATCTTCATGAAATCAAGTTTGGTTTTTTGTATGAATATGTTTGTGAACGTACCCTTTCCTATTCCAGGAGGACCGATCAACATTAAGTTTGGAAATGTTTCAAATGTTTTTGTCAGTCTTTCCTTTGTTACAGGATCAAGAATCATATCATCAAAATTTTTTGGTTCATATTTAAAGGTGAATATCGTATCTTTCATAGTTTTGCCTTTTTCTTTTAAGGGTAACATATTTTATTTGTTTTGTAAATAAAATATTTTATTATATTGTAATCTTTGTTTTTTCTCCATTTTTCATCTTCAATTATTAATAGATCAATATTTTTTTCTATACTTAATTTAAGTTTTAAATTGTCTTTGTATGTTGTGTGCCAATATTTTCCATTATACTCAATAGCTTTATTCAGTTCCGGTAAAAATATATCTAATTCCAAATAATTTCCAGTTTTTGGATTTATTATTTGGGTTCTATCGTTTTCAATTATTTTACCATCATATATGGATTTGATATAATTTGCTATTTCTTTTTCACCTATGGATACGGTTTTTTGATTATCACAGATTGGACATCTATGACCAGATTGAAAGTCATTATATCTCATTGAGAAAATATGACCAAAATTACATTTTATATTAATTTTATTTTTATTATTTTTATATGTTTTGCTTATTAACTTATATCCTTTTATAGATTCAATTTTGTTTTTTAGATCAGAATATGATATTTTTTTATTGTTTTGAAAACATTTTAGACATCTTTCTCCTTGTTTAAAGGCACTATATCTTATTTTTATTATGTGGTTTTCAGGACAGGATAAACATATTTTATCTTTACATTTTTTATATTCTTTGGATAATAATTTATATCCATTAGATTCAATATAATTTTTAACTTCATTATATGTTGATTTTTGTTTTGTACCTAATTTTATATTTTGAGTAATAGCTTGTTTAAAATTTGTATATGTTATTTCTATTATTTTTCCATTTTTACACAATATTTTTAATTTTTTATTACATCCGATGTATTCCTTTGATAATAATTTATATCCATTAGATTCAATATAATTTTTAATATCTATGATGTTTAATTTTTTCATAATCCTTTATATTAAATATAACATAAATTTTGGGAAAAGTAAATATGGGATGATTTTCACCATCCCATATTTCTCATCAGCAAGAGTTTGATATACAAATTCTAATTAACAGCTTCCTTCAACTCTGTTGACGGCTTGAATTTCACAACCGACTTCTC